CGCAAGTTATGACCCGAAAGATGTTGTAACTGACGAGATATACATTTATCACATTGCAGTAAACAAATTTGCAAAACAGAAATTCGGTGTATCTGAAGTTTATGCCGCTCTGGACTGGGCGAAGGCATATAAGGAGTTTTTGGAGAACTGGGCGACGATAGTCAAGAGTTATGCACGGTTTGCATGGCAATTAACCGCAAAGACCAAAGCCGGAGCACAGGCGGCCGGCGCGAAGGTTGCCGCAACCAAGTCAGACGCCAAGATAGGCGAACTGGTGGCAATGACAGACGGCCATAAACTTGAGCCGATAAAAACCGCCGGTGCAACGACATCCGCGGATGATAGCAGGCGGTTGTTACTGATGGTATGCGCCGCTACGGGTATATACGAGCATTATTTCGGCGACCCGTCAACCGGCAACCTTGCCACATCCACAACGATGGAACGGCCGATGGAGTTAAAGTTCCAATCCCGTCAATCGTTATGGGTTGACATATACAACGACATTTTACAGTACGTTATAGACCAAGCGATATTTTACGGCTCACTGCAAGGCAACCCCGTAACCGGCGAACTTGCTATTGATGAGGAAACAGGGGAGCCGATAAGCCGGATGATACATGTCAGATTCCCTGACATAATGTCCCATAACATACTTGAGCGCGTCAATGCCGTGATATCTGCCGCAACCTTGAACGGACAGATGATTTCCGAAGTATTCCCTGACGTGAAGATGATTTCAAGACTGCTTTTACAGGCACTTGAACAGGACAACATTGACGAAACGATTGACCTGCTGTTTCCCGAAGGTGAACAGGACACTTTACCCAACGGGGACGAAATGCCGAAGGATAAACAAGAGGCATTGAAGGTTATCAGGGAACTACGCAACGAAATAGTCAAGATTGCCGAACAGGAAAAATGAACAGATTAAAAGAGATAGAACGGGCAATCAACCTTAAAGAAGCACGGTTAATGGCTACTCATAAAGAGCGCATATTGAAGCCGATACAGAAAGAGATGCAGACGGGGATGGAAACCGTGTTTAAAGAGCAAGCCAAGTTATTTATAAAGGAGTTTTCTGACTACCGGACGGAATTTGTAGAGAGTTTCAACAGCGATGACGTTACCCGTATCTGGGGCAAGGTTAAATTCGCCACATTGACAAAGATGACCGATGTTGTTATCAGCGGCACGAGTAAAGCCATGGAGAAGGGATATAACACCCTGAATAAAGCCGTGGGCTGGGGAATAGACCTGTCGTTTACCCTTAAAAACCCCAGAGCGGTTGACTATCTGCGAAAGAACGCTACTGAAAAGGTAACGGCGATAAACGATACTACCCGCAAAGAGATAGCACGGATAGTAACAAAAGGCACAGAAGAAGGGACATCATACGCAAAGATGGCACGTGAGATTAAGGGTAAATTTGCGGAGTTTTCAGTCCGCAAACCGCAACTACATATCGCCAACCGTGCGGAATTGGTAGCGGTAACCGAAACAGCCAATGCCTACGGCGAGGGAAACTTTATCTTTGCGCAGGATTTACAGCACAAAGGTTTAACGATGGTAAAGGCATGGCAGACGGTAGGTGATGACCGTGTATCTGACGGTTGTCAGGAGAATCAAGACGCCGGCTGGATAGGGATGGAAGAACTCTTCCCCTCCGGTGATGAACATGAGCCGAGGTTTCCCGGGTGCCGGTGCAGTTGCCTTTATCAAACAAATATAACTCCATAAACCCTTGCAGGTTTTTTAAGTGAAACCGTAATACTTTTATAAGGAGCATAACTGTGCCGTGGAAAACAGACGACGTTGACTCTCACAAGAAAGGGCTTGACGCTGAACAGAAAAAGTTATGGGTTAAGGTAGCCAACACGGAATACGAGAGTTGTTTAGCCAAGGGTGGGAACGATAAGACTTGCGCACCCAAGGCGATAAAGATAGCCAATAAAGTGGTTGAGGGAGTATCTGAAAAAGAGTGGATGAGCGCAGAATACCAAAAGAAACTGGGCGAAAAGTTTATGGAGAAAAACATGGAAAACACAGAAACGAAAATCGAGGAAATCAAGGCAACCACGGAAGTTTTAAGGGATGTCATTATCCCTCTGGACGAATCCGAGGTTAAACAGCCGAATATCCCGTTAAAGATTATACAACCCGGGTGGGGTTCAAGTGGTTATTACTCCGAACAGTTACTCAAGAATTCCGCAGGCATGTATAAAGCCGGAACACTGATGTTTTGGGACCATCCATCCGAGTCCCAGGAGAAAGACCGTCCGGAGCGCAGTTTGCGAGACCTTGCCGGCGTACTGGTAACTGACGGCACGTATAAAGAAGATGGCAAAGCAGGCCCAGGAATATATGCGCTTGCAAAGCCGTTTCCCGAATTCAGAGGGACTCTTGAGGCAATCGCACCGCATATAGGCGTATCGCATAGGGCGATGGGATTAGCAAAGCAAGGCGAGGCTGAAGGACGTAAAGGCAACGTCATAGAGAAATTAACCCACGTTGAAAGCGTGGATTTTGTAACACAGGCAGGCGCCGGCGGACAGGTAGTAAGTTTATTTGAATCCGCAAAAAACGGCGGTGCACAGACCGAACTAAACAACAAGGAGGAAAAACGCATGGAACTTGAAAAACAGTTGCAGGAAGCCCAGACAAAGATAAAAGAGGGCGAAGACCTGTTGAAAGTAGAGAAAGAAGCGAGAGAGGCGGCAGAAAAGAAGGCACAGGAAAATTCGGATAAGCTTGCCGAAATTTCAAAGAAAGAGATGTCGGATAAGGTTGACGGTATCAGAACCGCCATACTTGCCGATGTAAAAGACCTGCCGGAAGCCGCAAAGAAAAGAATCACAGCAGAACCCATCCTTAAAGAAGACGGTTCACTTGACGAGGAAAAAGTTAAGGAAGCCATTAACGCAAAAATCGTTGATGAGCGCAATTACCTTGCCGAAGTCAACGGAGCCGGAAAGGTTAAGGGTGTTGGTGATACCGGAGAGGCTGATAACAAGAAATCGCTTCGGGAGTCCTTCATAGCGAAGTATATACGTGAAGGAAAGAGCAAAGAACAGGCAGAACGTATGGCTGACGTAGCCATAAAATAAGCAGGATAACAAACGGGAGGAATAGGAAATGCCTACGATATATAACAGCACAGGGCACAGCACTGGAGAGGAATGTAGTTCTACTTATGAAGGCAGACACATTACTCTCGCGGGTAACAAGATTAGCACCGTGGGAACGAAAGCCGGAACGGGTTGTGTTTCCGGTGAACCGTGTCTTTTTGGCGATGAAGGTGTTGGCGTGGTGTTTGATACCATTGCAAATGCCGACCTCGCAACCAAGGCGACAGCGGTAGATACAGAAGGAATCTGGTGGCTGAATGTAGTAACATCCGCCACAATGGCACCGGGCGACATCGTTTACATCCACAATACCAACTTTAACCTTACCGATACATCAACAACGGCAAGGCGGTTTGGTTATGTGGTTGCCGATGTGGCAAGCGGTAGCGGTTCGGCAGTACTGGCCTGCGTAAAAGTTCACAAGGGCTAATAGATTTAAACACAACACAAGGAGAAACAAATGGCAGAATTTCTTAAAATGATGGAGGACTGGAAAGGGTTCTCTCCGATAACCGGAAGGGTTGACGAGGCGAAACTTGCCGCGGCCATTGACCTTCTGGAAAACAAAGCCGGCGACCCCTCTCACGTCCACGAGTTCAAACTGAAAGAAGCAATCACTACAGCGGATTTCCCGTACCTATTCGGACAGGTACTGGAAAGAGACATACTCGCACGGTATCAGACTGCGCCCACCAACTGGACGCCGTACGTGAAAGTAAGGACTCTCAAGGACTTCAGAACCGTTGCACTCCATAAGGTGCAGGGTAATGATAACGTCCTTGACGAAGTCGCACAGAAGGGCGAATACCTCGTATCCGCCATGGATGATTCCTACTACAGCCTTGCGCTCAAGAAATACGGGCGCCAGTTTGATATTAGCTGGGAATCAATCATAAACGATTACCTTGACGCTTTTGGAGATATACCGCAGAGGTTCGCTGATGCGGCAATCAACACCGAAGCGTATCAGGTAACCAGTAAAATAACCTCCGCAACCGGCCCGAACGCACTGCTTTACGGTGCGACAATCACCGACGTTGACGGCGGAGCGATTACCAACAGAGGGACGTTGCAGTTGACCGCAACCAACCTTGCCACAACGCTTCAGTTGATGGCGGCACAACGGGATATACTCGGCAAGCCCCTCGGAGTGAGAGGTGTGCACGTGGTAGTCCCGCCTGCATTGGAAATCGCCGCGAGGCAGATAATCACCTCCACGGAACTCCGTGTGACCATGACCTATCCGCAACAGGGACTTACTAAAAACGTCCTTGCGGAAATGGGATTACAGGTGCACGTCAATCCGTGGTTGCCGGTAATAGATGTATCCGGTAACGGAAATACAACGTGGTACGTCTTTGCAGACCCGTCTCAGGGAGCGGCTGTACATGCCGCAAGACTGAGAGGCCACGAACAGCCGGAAATCTGCATGAAGAATTCTGACAAAGTTACCGCCGCGGGTGGAGCATTGAGCCCGTTTAGTGGTGATTTTGCAACAGACAACATCTTCTACAGACTGAGGGTTGTGTTCGGTGGTGTGCAGGGTGACCCGAGATTTACCTATGCACAAATCGGAACCACACAGGTATCATAAATTACGCTCCTGCGGGAGTGTAGCAACGGGGGTGTGGGGTGGTTGTTCAGGACAACTGACCCTACCCCCACCCCTTCGGGGTTTCTAAGGATAAGACTATGTTAAACAGGGATAAGGTAAGATTACTCATCACGGACACAGACCAAGAGCATGAGATATTTACCAATGTTGAGATTGACACCTTTCTTGAAATGGAGGGGAGTGTTGTCAAGCTTGCCGCCGCTCTTGCCTTAGAAACCATGGCGAATAATGAAACACTGGTATTGAAGCGCATTACCTTGTTAGATTTAACGACCGACGGCCCTGCGGTTGCGGCTGAACTAAAGAAGACCGCGGCATTATGGCGAGCGCAAGGTGATGAAGAATTTGACATGTACGCGGTAGTGGACGAAGATGCCGACACGGAAGAAGCAGAGGACGAAGCATGAGACAAGAGATAATCTCTTACGGGATGTTAGACAAGTTATGGCGGTTTTTCCCGAGAACCGTTACGATACAAGAGTTTATCCCGGGCACACAGGACACTTACGGCGAGAAGACAGTCGGGACATGGACGGCGATAACGGCATTAACAGATTTACCATGTCAAATTTCACCCGCAAGCGGCTCCGAACAGAAGAGAGCCGATATGACACCGGTGATATATGATTACAGAATAGTCATCGCGGGGTATTATACTACTATACAGGAAAACCATCGGGCTGTCATGGATGATGACGTGGCTTTTGATATTGTGAGGATAGAGCATGACTCACAACAGAAAACTACGCCATTATTAGTTAATCTGGTGGTAAAATAATGGCAATCAGGGGATGGAAAGAATTAAAAAGAAACATAGACCAATTTGAAAAAGAGGCGGATAGAAATATGATAACCGCCTTGAAAGCCGCCGGACTGATTATACAGAACGACGCAAAGAAAAGAGCACCGTATTTAACTGGCAACCTGAAACGAAGCATACACACGGAAGAAGTAAATAAAAACGAGGTAAGAGTAGGTACGAATGTGGAGTATGCAATACATCAGGAATACGGCACAAAAAAAATGGCGGCACGTCCTTACCTCCGGCCGGCATTGGACGAAAACAGGGACAAGATACTGGCAAAGTTTAAGCAAGTAATAGAAGTCCTTACAAAAAAATGATACCAACAGCATTATGGACGGCACTGGCGGCCTTAGTAGATGATAGGGCGTATCCTATGAAATTGCCTGAACGGGCAACCTTTCCGGCAATAACGTATTTTCAGGTATCCGCAACCGAAGGCAATACTCACGGTGGTTATGACAATACCATTGTGGGACGCTGGCAGATATCCTGCTGGGCTGAAACATACGGGGCGGCTAAAGCCCTTGCCGAGAGCGTAAAAGTGGCTATACGTGCATTTTCGGGCAGTTTAACGCAGGTGGTAAAGAAGTCTTACGTAGATAATGAAACAGACTTATACGAGCCGGATGTGAAACTTTATCATATTCCCGTGGATTTTTTTATGCTTTGTGAGGAATTGTAATGCTAACAATAGAACAACGAAAAGAAAGAAGTGAATTAGCAAAGAAACTTGGTTACGGTAAGTGGATGAAGGGAAGACGATTGTCGGCTGAAACGAGGACAAAAACACTAACAAGAACTATAGGAGGTAACAAATGGGAAAGTTTGCAAACGGTGCGACGCTTACACTGGGTTCTGATTTAATTGCGGAACTTACAAGTATAACCGGCCCGTCAATGGCGGTGGACGCAATAGATGTAACATCGCATGACAGCGCAGATAAATACCGCGAGTTTGTGGCAGGGTTGAAAGACGCTGGTGAAATATCCGTTGAGGGTAACTTGATTACCGCTGTACAGGGAAATTTGCTGGTGGCGAATATCACAAGCGGTGCGGAGGTTGCTGTTATAATCAATTTCGGGCCGGCAGACCCCGCGACATTTACCTGTCAGGGCTTTGTAACGGCATTTGAGCCGGATTCTCCGCATGACGATAAATTGAGTTTTTCCGCAACATTCAAGATAACGGGAAAACCGATACTTGCGTAATTTGATATAAAAAGGAGGAATATGGCGAAGTTAGTATTAGACGGCACATCATACACACTGAAACTTGATTTTAATGCTATCTGTGCCTTTGAAAAAGCGTCGGGTAAGGGGTTTATATCATTCCAGAATAATCTCGCCGAAAAGGGGGCTCTTGCTATGGAAATAAGCGATTTAAGAGCCCTTTTGTGGGCGGGTCTGTTATGTGAACGGGACTTGACGCTGGAACAGGCGGGGAATCTGATGACAGGAGATAATATAAATGATATTATGACCGCCATCTCCGGAGCAATACAAGAGTCTTTCCCTTCCGCTCCTGCGGGAGATACCGATAAAAAAAAAGCAAAATCACCGAATTAAACTGGAATGAACTCTTGTCTTTTGCCGTCATCAGATTAAACCTTTCCGTCTCCGAGTTCTGGAGGTTGTTACCAAAAGAATATTTTGCTATTTCAGAGGAATACTCCAGAAAAACAAAAGAGGAGATGGATTTAACCCTTGCCTTACAGGAAATAGCAGATTGGCGAATGTCGATGATATGCTGTGTAACCGCCAATGCGCACCGGAGTAAAGGTAAGGCGTTTAAGCCCTCTGACTTTATGCCGGACAGGAAGGTTAAGCCTAAGGGCGTAAAAATGACAACGGACGAAATGAAAGACGTACTAAAGACTATCACAATACAGATGGGCGGCGAGGTACGAATATGACAATCGGCGAGTTATACGTATCGTTAAAAGCGGACACGAAACAATTTGAAGCGGCGATGCAGGCATCTCTGACTAAAACGCAGGGATTCGTCAAGGGACATGAGGCGCAATTTAAGAAGATAGGCGCCGCAGTTACCGTTGCCGGTGCCGCTATTACTGCCGCGTTGGGATTAACCATAAAGGCATATAAAGACGAGGAAGTGGTTGTACAAAAACTATCCCACATAATGACCACCGCCACGGGTGCGTCCAATGCTCAAATAGAATCATTAAAGAAACAGGCCTCCGAACTTCAAAAAATAGGTGTAGTTGGCGATGATGTTACGATGTCTTTGCAGGCGCAGTTAGGAACCTTCCAGTTAAATACCGAAACAATCAAAAAGATGACACCGGCCATTCTTGATATGGTAGTGGCAGAAAAAGGCGTTAATGCAACAACAGAAGACATGATAAGTTTCGGTAATGCTTTCGGTATGGCGATGGAAGGAAACTACGCCGCTCTGACAAGACGGGGTTTCAAAATAGATGAAAACACAAAACAGATAATAGCCCATGGAACGGAAACAGAAAAAGCGGCGGCCATAGTACAATATCTTGAAAGTGTTTATAAGGGCACAAATGCGGCAATGCAAGAGACGGCCGCAGGTGGTATGGCATCGTTGAAAAATTCGTTTGGAGACTTACAAGAATCAATAGGTCAAAACTTGATTCCCATTCTTAATTCGTTAGTGCAAAAAATAACACCAGTGATTAACAAAATATCGGATTGGATGGAACGTAATCCGGCACTTGCGAAAACCATGATAATCATAACAGCGGCGATAGGCGTACTTGGAACGGTACTCGGCCCGATAATCATGGCATTGCCGCTTATTGTGAGCGGGATAACCACATTAACCACGATATTGCCTATACTTGGAACGGCGTTTACCGTTGCCACAGGCCCTGTGGGATTGATTATAGCCGCAATAGCCGCTCTGATAGCCATAGGGGTATTGATAGTAAAAAACTGGGATACCATCAAAGCCGCGGCAAAAGCGATGTGGGACGGCATAGTTGGGTTTGTTAAGGCAGGTGTCAACCTCTATATTGGATACTTGAATACCCTAATCAGAGCCGTGCTGGGCGGGATAAACCTTATTATAAAGGGCTTAAACAAGATACCGAAGGTAAACATACCAACCATACCAGTTCCGCAGATTAAAACCCTGCATGAAGGCGGCATATATCAGGCGCCTACTCCTGGGGGCGAAGGATTGGCGATGTTACGGGATAGGGAGCGCGTTATTCCGGCAGGCGTGAGCGAATCCGCGGCGAATATGGGCGGCGGAGTAAAGACAATTCAGGTAAACAACCCCCTTTCACCGGAAGACCTTGAACGGATAGTGCGCATGGTACGGCGTGATAACATGATGACCGGATATGTCAAACGAGGGTTACAGGGAGTGTAAATGTCAATCATAGTAAGCGCACCGGCAGAAATATTACTTGGCGGGGTAAGCGTGGGGACAACGAAGGGCGATACTGTTATAACCTGTAACCGTGATTATGAGGCATTGAAACGTCCGGACAGTCCACACCCGTTTAATTACGTCAAGAAAAACATCTCATGGGATATAAATATTCCCGTTTCCGCGCATACCGTTACCAACCTTGCACGGTTATTTGACCTGCCTGAAGCAGAGTTTGACGCCATGACGTATACCTCGCAAGACGTGGAGGATTTAGGCATACTTGCTATACTTGCCGGCGGCAATCAGTATCAATGGAGTAAAGTTATTTCAATCGGCAATAACGGGATTTCATACACAAACGAAGGCGTTGCTATTATCAATCTCACGTTACGGGCTATATTAGGCACAGAGGGCACAGTTGCTACCCTTGACGGAGACGATTTACCGGCACAGTTTAAGTATAAAGTACGGCAGATAAAGCGATACACCGAAAAAGAAACATACGGCGGAGTACAAAGATATTATGCCGGTGCAATATACGATAAATTTATTGAATGGGCTTGTGATAATATGACCATCCTGCAGAAAGAGGTTATAGAAACTCTTTTCGAGGCAGACGGTGAAGTAACTTTTACCGGTATTCATGCAGAGACATATACCGTAGCATTTAACGAACTTGACGCACCGGAGGAACTTGACGGGTACTGGAGCGCAAGCGGAACTATGAGGATAATACCATAACATGGCACTTCCCGGAACGAATGTTTCCCCCGTAATTAAAGTAGAGGTTGACGACGCTCTTGTAGGCATTGCGCCCTTGACCACCGCACCTGTAATTACCAATCCCACCGATAACGAAGCGATAATCGTTGCATGGAATGAGAATCTTAAAACAAAAATTCTCACGTTTACATGGACGGATAGCGAAGCCATCGGTAATTATGAACTGGAAATATCGCAGGATTCAACCTTCCCAATATCAAAAACACTGCTGATAAGTGTTGCGGCTTTAACCTATGACCTGAGCGCATATTATCTTGCGTTGGACAAAGAACTTTACGTGCGGGTGCGCAGTGTTGACGGTTATTCCACAAGCCCGTGGAGTGAATATATAACCTTTACAGTTACAAAAGAAGTGTTAAAAGAGGGATTGGAACGGGTTGAATTGACCACCGATAGCGGCACGGAAAAACAGTATTTCCAGGCAGTGAGAGACCCTGAGGACGGCAAAAAGAACGTAACCATTAAAGGTTTAATGAAATTAAAAGTTGCGGTCAATGGTGATGATGAGCCAACTACGCATACTACATTTTTAAAGGACGGCGATATGTGGTATGACGAGACACCATAATGGGTACTTTGAAATATCTCCACGGCGGCAAAGTTGTAACCGTGAATTTCGTCCCCCAATCCGAAAGCCCCCTAAAAATCCTTGACGGCGGAGTGGTTAAGGGTATTCCATTAGGCGATACCGGCCCGATAAAGATACTTGTAGGAGGGAAGGTGAGGTGTATAGGGGGTGATTGGACTGAATTTACTTTTATCAACCGTGCGGATTATACTGGGAATAAAATTTCCGTTTACGGCATTAAAGGCGG